AATCGCCACCAATCGCAATGCAAAGATCGCCTTCGCTCTCTTGGCAAGGCTCGTAAACGCACGTAGTTGAATCGCCGTTGCTAAACGTGATTGAACTTGGGATATCGCCAGCGGTATCGTAAACGCGAATTTTGCGAATCCATACCGTTGCTAGATTGCCCCATACCGCATCATCCGCATCGATAGAGCAGTCGAACGTTGGCCCGGTTTCCGTTTGACTCCAAGAGCATGTATCGTTGTTGGGGATGAGCAAGGGCGGGAACCCGCTGTTGTTGTCGTAGCCCTGTCCTAGCGTGCAACAATCGCTTTGATTCGACAGCGTAGAGTTCTTTGTTGTCGCCACCTTCTCTAAGGCACCGAGTTGATAGATGACCTCAACGGCACACTCTACGATAAACTTGCAAACCGGCTCAGCACCTTCACTGCAAACTACAAGCCGCTTAATGACGCTAACCCGTGTACGGCCGTAAGTCCACGCAACGAACCCGGCAACCTTTCGCACTTCGTTATAAGTCTTCGTTGCGTTGCCGCACGTAACAACATCGCTGCAAACCTCGCCGAAGTCGACCAGCGGATAGTCAGGTTCTTCGCATGTTGTTATTGGTGGAGACGCCGATACCTTTTTCGTTTTATACATCAGCGAAGCAATCGAAATTGATTCGTTGGTTGTCAGCGTGTTCGTGGTCACGCAGTAGTACGAAAACCCGCCGAGTGTATCGCCTGCTTGGGCGGTATTACAGCAATCGGAATGATCGAAAGTAACGGTCGAATCGTAACGTGGATGCTGCACTCTGACACTCGACGCAATGTCGGACATATCCTCTTCGGATAAGCAGCATTCAGCACAACCGCACTTGCCAAAACAGCCCATCTAGCAAATCTCCACCGCTACCCATTTTGCATCAACCGGGAATATCATCACTGTAGCATTAGCCGCAATCGGAGTTGCCGTTGGTGCCCACGCCGTATACGTCACGCTTCCGCTCGTCCAGTTGCCTGCTGCCGGTTGCTTCGCTGTAACCGTCCCGCTTGAGTTAGCCGCTATTCCGCCGCTTCCCGCGATTGCTAATAGGGGCGTTTCACAAGCGATGATCTTGATTAAATCATCTTCTTGTTCATCGTCTCCGATGTACGTAAACAGGCAACCTTTCGACAGGTCAAACGAGGATGCGACCGGACCCATCCGCGTACCCGTCGCGTATGTCGATGAATCCTTCTTAGCCCTGAACACCGGCCCCCATTGAGCCATTCCGATATTATTCGTCGGGACTTCTCCGGAACCATTTAGCAGAAAAGGCCCCATAACGGATTCGCTGTAGTCGAATGGTCGATCCACTTCGATATAGGTCGTTCCGTCGATCTCCGACGCTCCAATCATCTGAATACAACCATATGAAGGGATTGTCTCGGATGACTTATTGATAAAGTAGATCGGAGTCGGCGTGTATGGTGTAACTACCTTTTCGGGACGGGTGCCCATCTTCTCGAAGGCTTGCACCGCGTCCCAAATTCGTTTCGCCCGTTCTGGCGTGTACGCTCCGATCTGCGTTACCATCGCTTAGCCCCTTGTGTCGCACAATAGCGACACTTTATAGACCGCTGGAATGACCGCCGTACCGGTTGCCGCATCGTTGCTGGCGATGGTTAAGCGGCATTCGAGCAACTGTCCTGGATCTACGCCCGTTGCGTTGATCGTGAAGTCGTAGTTAGCCGCTGACAGCGAATTCATCGAGGTTGCTGGAGTCGTAACCAAGTCGCTCGACAACGTACCGCTTGAGCCAACGTACGCTTCTAGGTCGATTGTGCAACTGGTATCGGCAACCGTTGTCTCCATCTTCGCACGGATGCGAACTTGAATCGTCTGACCGTCTTCGTAGTTAGCCGGAATCGGCACGCTGAAATAGACTCGACGCGTCACGCTTCCCGATGCTTTAACGTCCCCGGCTGTGATGCGAACCGGATTGGTGCCCCAAGTCCCGGTTACTAGACCTAAGTCATCGCTGGCCGCTGACGAAACCGGATTCGATGCGACCGCGTCCCATACTCTGAAAGAGTGGACCGGAACAACCGATTCAGCAAGTACCCGCTGTGCCATCTTTGTATAGGCAATATCGGCATTTCCCGCGATGGTGTAGTTGGTGATTACCTCTGGAGGGAGGATGATCGTTGTATCTGGAATCGTTGTCATGAAAGTAGCCCTAATGCTCCGTAAGGTAATGGGTTGTAAAGTTTGAATTCTAGCCAGTGGGCTTGAACTGTATTTGGGGGCTCAACGTCTGGTATCTGGTAGCCTTCGGCATCTAGCAATACTGGCCGCGTCGTAGGCTCTCCATTTCGCATCGCACGAATGATCTGGTAGTCAAGTTGTCCTGGTGCCGCTGGCCCCGCCAAGTCAACTCGCTTGTAGAATCCTTCGTGCCGGACTCGTTTATACCATGCCTTATCGGGGGTCGTGCGATACGGAAAACGGAATTGCACTTGGGCTGTAACTTCCCAATAACCACCGCCGCCGACCGTCGAATCCTTGATGCTGACGCCTTGCAACTTTTGCATCTTCCCAGTCCCAGGAGGCCATCCTAAAAATAAGTCGGAATTGACCGATTCGCGGTAAAGGGCTTGAACGTACGGATTGAACAACAGCATATTCTTGCGGATCGTAACCGTCTGATCTGCGAACAATCGCCGGATGCCCTGTATTGGCTCGTTGTTCTTCGTGACAATCGGATTCCCATCGTAGTCTTCGTCGATCTCTTCTTCGGTTTCAACGTCATCCCAGTCAATCTTAGGCGGTGCAAGCAATGGGCTCTGCGATTGATTGCTAGGCCCGATCTTGATCTCGCCTTGGTAGTTAACCGTGACAATCCAGTATACCGGGCTAATCCTGACGGGTATCGCTTGATCTGCGAATACGTAGGGATAGGCGAGTGAATACGCCGATCCTGCCGCCGGTATTCCGCTCGCCTGAATCACATCGTCAAATTCCGCTTCCGGTTTGGTGAACACCTGATAGGCGGATTCAAACTTGGCTTCACCTTTTCGGAACTTGTCGACTAAGCGAAAGTCGCCGTTGACGCGTGACCACATTGGAGTAACCGAGATTATCTTATCGCTCACTTGATTACCTCGATTCTAAGCTCGTCGCTCGGAGAAACATTGACGCCCTGCAGTAGCGTGTTTGTCTTTTGTTGCTCCGTGACCTGCTTCGCTGTGTTCTCAACAAGCTTAGCAATCGGGCTATCCGTCTGACCGCGAACCAATACACGCGACTCAAAGCCCTGCAAAGCCCTCAATTGTTGCTGTAAAGAGTTTGCCGACCCGCCTTGGGTTCTTGGCCTTAGGTTGATATCGACGTCGAGATTGAGCGATTCCCGTAGCGATGCGAGTCTTTCGCGTAACTTGCCGCCGAAGTCTTCCGTAAGTCCTAAGACCGATTCATCGAGGATCGCTTGCAAACTACGCTCGGTTTCGGTTAAAGCCCTCTCGCCGAAATCTGGCATGTCCTGGAATGCTTCGGCAAAGGTTGTTTTGCCCATTGCCACAACTGCCGTAATAGCTCCGATATTCTCGACAAGCCAAGACGCTTGCACCGCCATCTCTTGGAACGCGAAAACGGAATCGTTTACAAGCCTGTTGACGCTTAGAAGGATAGAGGCCGATACCGACTCCATTACACCCTCAAAGCGAAACACCGCAATCTCTGCCGCCGTGAACCCGGTAACGAACCCTTCCGCGACTGACTGTCCAACGCCTTGCATCGAATCAACAAGCTGCTTTGCGTACCCTTGGAAATCCTCAAGGGCTGGAATCATAGAGGACTGGATAAACTCAAAGGCAACCGCGAAACCACGGTACACGACGTCTCGAATCGGTGCGAGTAGTGAACCGAAAGACTCGTAGAGGTTGTTCGATGCAATTCGCAGTGCATCGCTAGCCTCCGCAGCATCCTTTGCTGAATTGGCTTTATTGATGAAGCCTTGGGTAGCAAGTTGACTGACCGCCGCTAGCTTTTCCTCGGTGGTTGCCATCGTTGCTATCTGCGGTATCAATCCCTCGAACGCCGCGAAGTTTCCATTAGCGGCATCCTCGACCATTCGCATTGCCGAAGATAGATCGCGGTCAAAGACTCTCGATAGTCCGACCGCTGCTTCTGTCATGTCCTCAACGGCATCGACGCCCGCACCTCTGCGAAGTGCTTGCGACATTTGATCCATGATCTTAGCCGCGTCAATGTTGGTTATGCGCTCAAGTGAATTGGCTGTCTTTTGAAGTTCGCTCGCCGCTGCTTGGCCGGATCCCGGTATCAATTTTATCGTCTCGGATAACTTCACCGCCGACCTGTTGAGTTGGTCGAAAGCCGTGACCGACGACGAAGCGAATCCAGCGATGGCCCGGCCCGCTTCTACCACTCCAATAACCGCCGCCGTGACGCCTGCTAATTGAGCCAATCCGCGAATCGAGAATTCGACTTGCTGAGCGGTTTGCGTCACTTCCGCCGAGAATTGACGAAGTACGGCGGACGCTTCGTTTTTTGCTCCTAGTGTTACTTCTACGTCAGCCACGTTTCCGCCTCTCTTCTTCGATCTTGGTCACGTCCGCATCGAGTGTATTCTGAACCGACACAAACCACGAATCTTGATCGTAAACACCGCCAGCCTCCGGCATGATGCCCTTGGCTACCCATCCAGCAAGGTTGACCGCTGAACTAATCCTGTGCCCTACAAAATCCTTTGGGCACCCGATCAACTCGAAGTATCCTCGCTGGTTACATTCGTCGCATCCTGACTCCTCGCAACTTGGGCACGGCACAAGCAAAGGTAGTTCGCTTGTCGGCTCGCTGTTGCAATTCGTTCGAGTGCAACTCTGGCAAAGTTCGCCGCATCTGATAAATGCGGCAATCCTTATTTTTTTCTGTCGCCCTCGCTCGCTGAATTACCTCGAAGGCACTTTTCAACAAGCCTCACCGCGTCCACGATCTCGAGTTTTTCATCCCAAGAATCGAACGGCTCGCCAATACTCCACCCGCTGACGCAAACTGCAAACGCTTCTCGGATTGCTGCTATCTGCTTCTTTGGATCGCTTGAATCTCGGAAGTCGCTCACAAGTCCTAAGACTCGCTCGGTACTTCGGAACTTGAGGCGGTTTAGCGTAAACTCAATGTCTACGCCGTCGATCTTGTCAGTGAATGTACTTGCTTGCATATTGGCTTAACTTGCGTGGTTGAATGCAATTGAAATCTCTTGGTCTGCGGTATCGCCATTTTTATTGGCCTGCCACTCTAATTGATCGACCATTATACCATTCCTCTCGCCCATCGGTTTTGAAACGATCTGGGCTTTAGGGACTGTGATTACAAGGGTTGAATTGGACGGCCCGTCGATTGTAAACGATAGGCTTGCTTCGGTCGAATCTCGCAACTGTGCATAACGCCCTTGAGTTGCAATCAACTTCGATTCAGGATTGCCGGTGATTCGAGGGTTTCGGTCGGTAATGACGAAGTTATCCACGCCTGCCGCTGTGGTAGTGCATTCCCTTGCGACAATCACATTGCCCAAGTCGATATTAGCCGACTCAAGACAAAGGTTGTACGAACTCCACGCCGTAGCACCTCCAGCAACGCGAAGCGGTAGCGTGTTGTCGTAGTTGATGCTCGACGGGATTGCGGTATCGGATTCGTCGTCGTAGACGCCCATGAAGTCAAATTCAATCCGACCCATTCGACCGGTAGGCAAGACGATGCGAGCGTTACCCGCCGCTCCGTATATTCGACGACGAACACCATCGAAGAATCCGGCAATGGTCAACGTCTTAACATCGCTTCCGCTCGCCGGTACTTGTGTCTTTGGGAAGTAGGTAGTAGATGAAAGCACAAGCCCGCACGCTGGAAGGAAGGTGCTAGCCCATGTTGGTATCACTGTCCCATCGTAGGCAAGGTCTACGGAAAACGTTGCCCTGCCGATCCTCGCACCTGGGATAGATGCAAGTCGACCAAACCCGCCTTGACCCTCTCGCTCTTGAAACTCGAATTCAGGGTTGATCGTCAAGTCGTAAGCGTTGACCGTGCATTCGGAAGCGGTAATCGACTCCGCTGTTCCGACCGTGCTTTCGATCTTCGCACCCAACACACGCTTTTTAAAAAGTAGCATAAATGTCCCTTCCGATTATTTGGTTTGCATCTTTTTTCGCTTCGATGAGTTTACGGGTCATAACCGCCTGGGCTTGAGCCGTCCCCCTATCGAACGCATCTTTCACGCCGTCAATCTTGCTTACTTGCAAATCTCGCAGTTTGCGAATCGGAAAACGATTCTTTCCAGCTCGCTTGTAAATGTTTCGGTTTAGCTTTTGAATCTCTGGGCCGAAGGCACCCTCAAACACCATCGACGTCATGCCCCTCGTTACTTCGATGCTTACTCCCTCTGGAGTTTGGCGAGCGCGAAAAGCTCTAAGGGGCACCGTCAATGCGTCATCGATCTTCAACAGCGACTCTTTCGAGAGCGTGCTGTCGATCAGGCTTTCATCGACGCAATAGGCTCTGAGTTTTTCCGCTCGCTGAATCGCCAAGGTAGTCGCAATCTCTCGCTGCGTCCTCGCTCGTACTTCCTTAATCGCTTCTTCCTGACGATTGCTGAAAGCCTTCTCTAATCCGTCTGCGTAGTTCGTCACCCGGTCGGATGCTCTAATCGCGTTTTCTGTGTGTGCCTGAATGTTGATTATCATCGCAATTACCTCAATTCCGTAGGATCGTCTTCGGAAACTCGGTAAGTCACGATTAGAGGCAAGTTGCCACCCTCAAGCCCTCCATCTGACGTAAAGGTGATCTGATTTCCAAATACGCCGAATAGAGCATTGCCGTCGAAGGTGTGCCAACTTGAAGCCGGCTGGCAAATACACTTACGAACATCCGACGCAAACTGGTTCAGTAGCGTATCGATTGCGTCTGTGTTTCGCTCCGATGGCATCACGTGCAATCGGATATTGAACTGTTGAGCAATAGCCACCGCTGGCGGAATACCTGGGCAACTAAACTCAGGAACCGGGCTTGCCACTCCTTGGGTAATGATTACCTGTCGATCCCTTGGCGTGAAGTTTGCAAAGCGGGTCGGCCTCACGACCTCGATAACGTCCGTTGGGTACGAAGTCGAATCGCCCACCATAGCCGAAAGCCGGTCGTAAATCTCAACGGCAATTTTCTCAACAATGGCTAGCGGCATTCCAGCAATAACATCCCTTCATCATGCTCAAGCAATCGTACTATCGACCGCCGCGAAACAGGCTGGCCGACGCGGGGCGAAAGTCCAATCTCATCCCCGCCTAAATCTAGTTCATCGCTTGCAATTCCGCTCGACTGATCATTAGGTACTGCGATTTCAAATACTGGAGTATTTAAGTCGCTTCCCTCCGGCAAGACAGCCGCGTTTGTTCGCGTTACAACTGCTTTGATCTCCCTGGATCGACCGTTCCTTTTGTAGTAAACAATCGATTCGGCGAAGTCGTCAGCGTTGCAAAATACGCTCTCGGCATCTTGCTTAATCAGGTCGTGCAATGTCACTTACTAGGCTCGCTTGCAAGTGATCTTGACGTAGTCGACAACCACCGAATCCACGTTGGTATTCGCGGCCTTCTGTAGTTGGATGATCGGTTGCAAGCCAGAGCTATAACCGCTCATGTCGAAGGTCGTACCGGTAGCGACTCGGCGTCCGTCGATGTAGAACTTGACGTCCGGCTTCCCGCCGGTGAAGTCAATCACGAATTCCTTGTACGTAGTCCCTAAGGTCGTACCGCTCGACACGTCGTCGTTGTCCCGCGTCCCGTCGTCAGTCTCGACGTACACAAGGCTGGTGCTGTTCGCGCCTTCCATTCGGAACCATGCGTTAGCCGCGACGCTGTCAGGCGTATCGTTGCGTGCTGAGCCAACACCGAAGACCAAGGTGGAACCGCTGGTGAAGGTTGCCGCACCGATCTTCACTCGCATCTCGACTCGCTGAACCAAGTCGATATCGAAATCCAATGCGTCGCCGAAGTGAGGGGCTACGTTCTCGATCTCGTTTGTTGCCGCGAGAGTAACGGTCAGTTCCGAAGCGCCCTTGGTGTAGACCGGCGCACCACTTGACGAAGTGTCGTCGACAAGCCAAGGCGTTGCCGGATCCGCCGAAGTTGGAAGCGTTGCGACCGCTCCGTTGAAGTCGTCGTAAAAAATCTGAAAGTCTCGAATATCACTCATTATCAATTCCTTTGCTTTGTTTGTTCTTTTGAAAAAGGGCCCCAACCCAATCGAGCCGGGGCCGTGTGTTAATCAGGCAGTCGCTTAGGTGCGATTACCGAAGAATCCGCGATGATCGATTACCGCTGTTCCCATCGTCTGACGGATCTTGTAGAGGTAAACATCTCGGCTCATGTCCCATTCGTTTTCCAGGACTGGGGATTCTTCGCCACTGAGGAAGGTCAGTTCCATTGTGTCGACTTGCGAATTGTCCGCGATTGCATACCAGTTCGTGGAACTGTTCGCATCGAGCAAGGCAGTAGCAACAACGGTCAGAGGTCGAGTGCCGTTGATACCGTAGAGGCTGGTTACTCCCTCGTTTCCGTTCGACTGTGCGAAGGATTGGCTGTTTACAATCCGCGACGCTGTCGCTGCGTACTTTTGAGGAACCAGCAACACCTTTGGCGATAGGTTCAATACCGATCCGCCGAGGCCCTTTTGCTTGCTCATCAACTCGAATGCTTCGTCGAGAGTGGTTTCGCTTGGGGCCGCTGGGCTGACTGCTGTAATGTTCGATCCGCTTGCGTGGGAAGCGGAGAACAACGCCAAGCCGTCTGGCATCACTGGATTGCTCAAGAACGTATCGTAAACGAGACGCTCTTGGGTACGTCGAGCCGCTTGCCCTTGCATTGCAGGGATGCGAGAGAGTGCATCGAGATCGTCGTTGATGACAGTTTCCCAAGTCACGGTAAACTCCGCACCGAACTTATCGACCTTGTACGACTTCTTTTGATCGCTCAAGCCCTTCTCTGGGTACGCCTTGCCCTCTGGCACCATTTCCAAGTTTGGATACTCGGAAAGTTGCGTTCGGTTGATCTGCTTGAAGTCATCGACGCTAGCCGCTTGGCGAACCCACAGAGCCCAGGTGAACGGTGCTTCGTCGTAAGCCGCTCGCAGAGTCTTGTTGACCGCATCCGAGAGGATGTTCTGGAAACTTCCGGTCGTGTGGTACGCATCGGATCGGCGAACCTTGAGACGATTGAACGTCCCTGCGTGCCCCATTGCCATGCGTGCTACGTCGCCTTTTGTGTGCTTGAGTGGGTCGATTCCCATTCGGCGTACGCATTCTTCGGCAAGTCGGTAAAGTCCGACATTGCGGAATTCCGCATCGCCTTGTGCGGTCGGTGCCTTAGTGCGTTGGATGTTGCCTTGGAAACAACGTTGAACCAAGCCCGCTTTAGCGGCTTGCTCGAACTTTTCGTGTTCCGATTCAGTAACGGTAACGCTGCTTCCGATTGGTTGATTAGCCATCTGACGGATGATCCTTTGCTGAGCGTCTTCCAGGGAGCAACCGCTATCAACCAACTCATCAGCAAAGGTGCGCTCTACCTTTGCGAGTTTGGCCGCTGCGTAAATCGATTTCTTTCGGTCGTCAATTGCTTTCAGTTGTCGTGCAACTTCGCTTTCGACTTTGTCTTCCGCTCGAACAACCTCAGGCTCTTTAGGCATTTCGCCTTCCGCCCTTGTCGCTTCTTCTACTGGCTTTTCCATGCCTTCCATTAACTCAACTTCGAGTTCTGGTTTCGCCATGTGATCGGCCATCCACTTAATGATCTCGTTTGGATCGGTCATACCTTCGGGTAGACCAAGAGACGAGAGTTGAGCCATCAATTGCTCATCCATGCCTTCCTGCCTTTCTGCTTGGTCGTAAGACCGTCTGACCGTGGAATTAGGATCTGCACCCGTTGCGCAGATGCTCGCGTTGTGAGGCTCCCAAGCGGTAACAATCTCCGCTGGCCCTTCAACTACAACGCCACGTTTCGTTGTGTATGCTTGCCCTTCCGGGATGTAGATGCGATTGAGGATTACCGCGTCTATCGAAAAGTCGTTTAGGTGGCCCTCTTGGTATCGAGTCGCTACGACTTGGCTTTCGGGATCCGATGCGAATGAAGGATCGCCAACCAACTCGCCGTCTTGAATCTCGATATTGCGAATCGAGCCGAAGACATTTCGGACCGTCCTGTCGTTGTGCGAATCGACAATTGGCAATTGGTTCTTTGAGTTGCGAAACTGGACGCCGTCCATCAGTAAGACTTGGCGAACCATGCGACCGCGTTGCTCGTCGTAGATTTCAATCGGAGTCTCAGTTGCAATAACCGCTCGACCGTCTTTCGGTGCCGCGAATGCTCGCTGAATCTTAGGTGTTGATGCGATACGCTCGATCCTCTTCCGTCGCTCTTTGTTTCGCTTGGCTAGGCTCATTGCACTTCCTCCGCGACTTGAGTATCGATAACTCCATCTGACGCATCCGCAATGAGTGCGTCAACGTTCGCCTGGCTCATGCCAATTGACGACAGGAACACCCTCGCTGCCGCTTCGCTGATCGACTTGGACGCTAAGTCGTCAAGCGTCTTCAGGATCGCCTTGCGATTGCGATTGAACTGAAGCGTCGACAATCCCATCATCTCGCCGCTTCCGGTTGCTGATTGCTCTGGTTGCGATGCTTGAGCCGGTGCCGACTGAGCTGCACTGATTGCCATTTGCTGCTCTTGTGGCGTGAGTAATCCAAGTTTCTTCTTTAGGTCTTGCTCTTTTTTGCGTTGATAAAACACCGCTCGCCATGCTCGACCGCGACTGCCAAGTTCCGTTTGGTAGTCCGACATGAACGAATCGATTGCATCTTTAGCCGCTGCTTGTTCGCTTTGTGGATCGACCCATTCCCATTCGGGGGTCTGCCACTCAACCGGGCTTACTTTTCTGCGGTCGGCAAGTACATCGCTCGGAGTTGGAAAACCTCGAGCGCCGCTGATTGAAGCAGCATCGAAAAACGCGTCCCAAGTTGGCTGGAGCAAGTGCCGAATAAGGTATTGTTGCCAGCATCGAAACCGCCTGCGGTCTTCGAGTTGACTCGTACGGCTTGAACTGTACGAAGTTTGCGAGTAGTCCCTAGCGACTGTCTCGTAAGACAGGCCTGTACCGACTGCAATCTGACGAAGGATTAGAGCAATCCAAGGCTCTGCACCTGTAGCCGGTCGGCCTGGGTTAATCCCCTCGACGCTTTCGCCTGGTGCTAGTTCCATAACCATGCCCGGCTCGATGTATCGCTGCCTGTTGCCCGCTGAATCAACCAGGCTTCCTCCGTCTGGGTCTGCAAGATCGCCTAAGGGAGTTTCGGTCTTAATGGCAACGGTGAAGCATGAAGCAACCGCCGATGCTTGTAGCTCGTTGTCGAGGTACGTGCCTAAGTCGCGAATAGCCGCGACCACTGGAGCAAACCACGATACGCCCCGCGTCTGACCCACTCGCTCACGTCGGAACAAGTGCATGATTTCCGACGCTGGAACTCGTTCAGGCTCTCGAGTGTAGGAGTATGGTTGCAAAGGATGATCGGGATAGATCCAGTAAGCAACCGGCCTGCCAGTATCGTCAACCTCGACCCCGCGAATGATGCGGTTTTCGCCGTTGGCGGTCAATCTCGATGCGTAGTTGTCTTTGTCACCTGCTAGCCTGTCTGCTTCGATGATCTCCAATGCCAATGGCACTGGGCGATAGATGCCGCGATACACGCTTCCAGGCGTGCGAATCTTTCGGATCAGAACTTCCCCAGCCTCGACCACTTCGCGTTGTGCGACGGATTGAATTTCCTCTAAGGTGTATTGGCCGTTGATGTCGCAAACTTCGCACCATTCCGCCCATACGCTATCGCGCCGGTCGTTGATCTCTTCGATATCATCCCCTTCGGGAGTCTCGAAAACCGATTGTGCTTTGATGCCGCATCCGACGACGGATGAGACTATGGTATCGACAACGCCCCATGCGTACGCGTTATTGCGCACGAGCTCCCGCGACCACGCCCTAAGCCGATCCGCTCCGAATGGGCCGAGTAACTCGGTATCCGCTGGCTGATTCTTTGGCGTGCGTCCACTCGATACCCTCGAAGGTTCCGCCCCTAGGTAGGATCGCAGTACCTTGCGGGCTTGCATTCGTCGCAGTGCTTGAAGCGGGCTTACTGCTTCAATCGCCTTATCAATGATGCGAGTAATCATCGGCGTGACCTCGACATTTTCGCAAGGCTTATTCCGCCGCTCGAAGTCTCTCGATTGACTTGCTGCTGTAGTTGCCGACGCTCTTCAAAGAGAGTCGCTAGGTCAAGTTTCGTGACCGTCCTAGACCCAATCGAATACGAAGACGCCCCGCCTGTAAGCAGGGATTCGATTGCCGCGTCGATCAATGCAAGTAGACTCGCCGATGTTGCCATGTGCATAGCATGGCAAGCCTGTCGCTACTTGCTAGATCGCAATACTATTGCAATTGTAAAGAGACGGAAAATCAATCGCCTTCTTGTGACCATGTATTCCCGCAGTACCCGCATTTGCAATATCGGATCTTTCCACGCTTGGCATAGACTCGGCTGAACTGCTGTCTAGGTGGACGCGATGTAATGCAAAGCGTGCAGTCTCTAGGGGTAAACTCTCTGGGCTTTGGTGCCGACTCGGCGTGCTTTTCTTGATCTTTTTCCAGTGAATCGAAAACAACGTTTCCTTGGTCGTCGGTTCCTCGCCTTCGATGCACTACATCATCAACCGGGTCGTAGTCAACAATCAACGAATTAGGCGGCAACTTCTCTTGCTCAACCGCTGGGATCTGCTTCTTGCTCTTTGCCATCTTAACTCCTTCGCTTAGGTATCCATCCGCCTTGCCGAGTCTTAAAGTTACCATGCTGGTATCGCTTCGGTTGTGGCTTTGGTTGTGACTGCTTCGGCTCGCTACTTACCGTCTTAGGCTGAATCTCGACTTCGGACGGTGCTATTAACTTAACACCGCAAGCCTCGCCTGCTGCCGCTGCCATGTAGGTTGCGTCCAGCCAGTGGTTATTTGTGTCCTTAACGCTCCAGTATGTTTTGGATCCCTTGCCTTCGGTGAACTTGGTAACTAACTCTTCCGCTGCGATATGCTGGGCGTATTGGCTGTGCCGCTGATTCTCATCGAGAGAGAAGAGCGAAAGTGACCCACGCCGAATCATGTTCGACTCGTCGAAGGTCGGCGTCATGAATCGCTCATGGACAAACTGCTTCCAGTACGAGGTGTCAAGCTCGTAAAGCCACAGACCGCCGTTGGGTAGTTTCGACGCGTGCAAGTTGTCACCTGCTATGCAAGTTGTCGTAGATTTCGTTTTTCGATGATAGGGAAACTGTCCCTTAGAAGCATGAAAGATGCCGCCGACTTCGCGTACGAACTTGTACGGTGCATTCGTAAAAGCACCCGAATCGACAAAGCAGAAGTCGACCGCACGTCGCGTACCGGTTGCATCGACGAATTCACGACTTAGCAATTCGTCACGCCAGTTTAAGAGTGCGTCGTAGATCATAGGCTCGGATGCTTCGTGATCCATGCTCTTATCCGTTCCGTAGACTTGAGCAATCCCATAATCAACGATGACACCGCCTGCCCCGTGCCACCAAGCCGCTACTACCCAATGGCAATTGTACTTGCCTAAGTCAATCGCCGCTGTGAGTGCAACCGTGTTAGCCGGTAGTTGCCTTCGTGCGAATCCAGATAGACGCGATTCGACTAGGGCTGGAGTGATTCCTAAGCCCATTGGCCCTGCTTCCTCTGGTGGGTCATTGTCGATCTCGGTCGATACCGCCTTTGCTCCGACGTCTGCTACGCGATTGTAATAGCTTTGCACCGCCGATAGCTCCATCGGCTCGCCGTCAGCGTGCGTCTTGCGACCAAAGGAGCATTGATTCGAGACAGCTGACCCTCGCTCAATCTCTTCCTTGTTGTCACGCCAAAACGCGAATGCTTCGCGGGCATCTGGGTCGTCGTCCTTGCGTCCGCGTCTTAGGTCGATGTACTTCTCAACGAGGTCGATACGGTCAGGGGCTTTGACCAACTTTCGATATCGCTTACCCCTCCAAGATGGCTTCCGTTTAGGATCCGTGTAAGTGTACGCAATGCACTTTCTATTCTGGATTGTGCATAACATAACCCGCGGTATTCGCTCCGATGATTGACCTAGCCCGGCAATATCCTGCTCGATGATGTCGGCATTTTTCGCAACCTGTGCTTCGCTCGCTGCCGCGTCTCGGTCTTCGATGTCGTCGATGATTGCAAGCGTAGGTCTCTGACTTCGGTACTTTGTTCCGCGAATCGCTCCGTCAATACCGAGGGAGTAAAGCACCTGCCCATTCGATGCGGGCTTGATCTCCTTAGGCCATCCCGTTAACTGGTCGAGAGCGATTGACGGGAACACGAAGAACTCTGGGCCGATAACGATGTTGGTCGACTTACCGCCGACCGTTTGCATCCGTCCGCGACTCGACCACGCCCCGACCGCTTGAAACGGAATGCCGATCTCTGGATAGTCTGCAACGAAGACTTCGTTCTGTTGGAGTTGCTCAACAACGTCGCGTACTTCCTTCTTTGCCTTGTCCGCATTCTTGCCAATCACGACTGGGAAATGCGACAACCCACGAACCATCAAGAACAACGCGGTAAGAATTGCGAGCGTAGTTTTTCCTTCTCCTCTAGGGCCTGCTATCGCCTGGTCACCGCCATAGCAAGCCGCATCGATGATCGACTTGACCATCGCTAGACGGTCTTCCGTCCAAGCCTCGAAGAACTTACCGGAGAAGTACGTTGATAACCACAAAGAGCAATCAGCCTCGCAACGAAGACGACGCGAAGGATGCGCGGGAGTCGGGATGATTAGGTCGCGTTCCGCTGCTCGCTTCTTTCGCATCAACTCACGCTGACGCATCCGCTCGTCACCCCTGACCGGATCCGCTGACGATGCCGTTTTCGGATGCAATGCGAGCAAGCTCTGCAACTGGGACAGACTGAGCGACTGCAAGAAGTTTGAGTCTAAGTTCATTGTCCTTCGCTTCTTTTTTCGCTCGTGCGTCTTCTCTCTTCTGGTCGATTGCGTCCGCTGCTAAAAGCACCTTCGCCGCTTCAACCGCTAACTCTGGATCCGTCAAGCATGCCATCAACGCCGCCTTGATTTTATCCTTGTCGACGTCCCAGTTTTTCTTGAGTGCTTGATTAACCATCCCGATGTCACGCTTTGTTTCGATCCGGAACACTTCGCCCCCTACCCCAAGTGCGTCGTGACTAACCGACTAACGGACTAACTTTCTGTTGTTTTTCTGTGCGAAAGGTTTGCGTCTGAACAACCAAGCATTTTTAGGAGTACCTTGAGTATGGGGGGCCGGTCTTTTATTCATCATGTCTGCTTCTCCTGCCACTCGGCATTCTTACCGCTCTTGACCCGTGTAACCTCAACGCCAGATGCCGAAACAATCTCAACCGACCAATCATACCAACCAGGTCTGAGCATGCCTGTAACCGTTTTCGCAACGTCGAACGATAGCGTCACGTTACCGCTTCCCGCATCAGTTACCGCGCCTGTAGAGATGAATGAGTTTACTCCCTGTTCATCCTCGAAACGCATACCGAATCGGCAAGAGGCGGTAGCCGCAACGAATCCGGTAGGCAATGCAACCGTCCAACTAAAGGCTCTGCCATTGGCCGCTAGGTAGTCATCACCGATAACCAATGGGCTTGTTATCTGACCGCTTGCTGTGACCGGTAGTGAAGTCTGCACCGCTCCTGATGTTATCAGGTCGGTCTTGTCTTTGATCGCATCTAAAACACCTTCGCTTGGCAACGAGATGACGCCGCTGGAGCTGAACCCAAGGATACCTCTAATAGCCGTCCGTTCGCTCGACGTCCAATCAGTTCCACCACCACCACCTCCAGCCGGTGCCATGCTCAAGGCAATCGTATCAAACCTAAACTGCCCCGCTCCATCGCTCTCAATCATGCTGTCCAATCGCGTAAGCACCTGCAACGTACCTACGGTTGTTGCTATCTCGGTTGCCGCATCGGCTGCTAGCACCCGTGCCGACAATGCACCGGTAACAAAGGCATCTTCCGGGATCGAATTAGGCTCGGCGTCGTGCAGCACGGATGCAACGTGATGAGACCCCGTTACCGCAACTTCGCGTTGCGTTGACAATCCAATCAACACTTGCTTGCCGAAGGAGTTGGTGGGCCATGTTGCTGTAGTAAGACTGCTCCACGTTGCACTCGAAATTTGATCCTGTAGTGAGTTGGCATTGAGTGCATCAGGCCCCAATTCATCAACCGTATCGACGCTCGTTACCGTCGGTATCGTTACGCCAGGTTGCGTAGGCTGTAGCAATACCCGACCGCTTTCGTTGATGCTCAACGTCGCAAAGTTTGACGGAAATGATTGCGTGAGGCTGTAGCCGGTCTTATCGTTGTTCGTCGATACCGTTACGCCGTTAGTAACGCTCGTTACCGTCGGTATCGTTACGCCAGGTTGAGATGCCGCTAGCGTAATACCGCTTGCCGCTGTTATGTTCGTCGTGCTTGCAACCGTTGCTGGGAACGCAGCCGTGAGGAATCCTGTAGGCTGTGTGTAGGTTGCCATGCGACTCGATACCGCCGCATCAATACGCGACAGGCCAAAGGATGTTGCGTCTTGGTAGTTCACCGCGTCTAGTTCAATTTCAATGTCTACCGGGTGCATGTTCGCGGCACCGCGAAGGCATATCTCAACCATGCGAACACCAGCCGCTACCGCCGCATCGGGAATATCGACCTCGTAGCGTCCTGCTCTTGATCCACTCGCAACGATGCCGCCGCTGGTATACGTGCCAAGCGTCTTGCTAACGAGAGTAACCGAAGTCCAAGACGACTGGCCCGCCCTGCGATACTCCAACACCAAGCCGCTCGTTGAGTGCGTCAAGCCACTCAATCCAGCTCCGGTTGTCGATGTGTTGTCGTACACGATGATCGGTAGGCTCAAAGACGTGATACCAGCAAAAACTTTACGTTTCATCAGTCCAGTCCCCCATTCATTCCTGGTCGGAAAAACATCGCACCACCGCCAGTTGCACCATAGACTGGTGACTCAACCACTGACAAAATGACTGTTCGATATAGTGCGGAATTCGTCACTGTCACATTCGTCGCGGCCCAAATCGTCGTTCTTGCAAGTTGCCGACACATCTGTGCGACGAAGTTTGCACCGTCTGTCGCTGCTCGCTCTTCGGTCAATCCTGTTGGTGCTGTCAATGTATTGGCAGAGTTTCGACTTGCAACCCAGCTCAACAATGCTTGATCGTCTGCATTCGTCTGGAATGTTGACGCTGTTTGAGCGGCATAGTTGATCGTCGCAGATGTACCCGTATTTGTGGAAACGAAATTTGGAAATAGCAGTGTATTAGAACCACCACGCATCGAGATCGCAAAGATGTGGTCAGCATTCGTCCATGTCCCGCTTGTCTCTGCTGCTGATGCTGCATACTTGTAACCAATTCGAATGTACCCTGAGCCACCGACTGCGACACCATAACGCTCAACCCATCCCGTGGGGAGTGTAACTGCTGTCGATGCTCCATCGTTGTATGCAAACATCATAAGCAGATCACCTGCCGCATGTGTCGGCATGGTGATTGTGTTACCTAAATTCGTCGCACTTCCTACAATGCTGATTGTCACAGTGTAGGCTCCGTATCAGGGCTTCCGTCCCATGCTTCCATAGCCGCACAATAGGCATTGTAGCGACTCGACGCAATTACCTTTTTCTCACGCTTGATCGCTCCGAGTTGCATACCGCTCAGGACAGTTGCAACGAGGTCTTTGTCTGGAGCAAGGTCGTAAAACTGAAGTGGGCTTACCATTCGCCTACCTGCTTCCGCAATCAACCAAGCCTCAGTGCTTCCAAGGTTTCGCAAAATCGTATTGATCGCTGGATCGCCAATCGGAATTCCTCGTCCCGCTGCTTGCGTCGCCACCCATTCCAGGTTGATCGATTTCAGATAAGCGATGAATGGCGATACATTCGCCTCGCCGATTACTTGGGCGATGCCTAGCAAACTCCACCACTGATCGCTTACAAACTGCTTTGTGTTGGCGTTTAACTCCGCCCACACTTCATCGGTTGTCTTTGTCTGCCAATCGTCAATCTGTTCAATCAGGTCGCTCACCTTCATTATGCACCCCTCAATAATTTGCCGATTTCCGTTTGCAGCGTTTCAATCTTGGCCCATAGTTTTTCTCGGTCGCTTCGGCATTCTTGCAAGTCTGCCCGCGTTGTTTTCTTTTCCTCGACAAACAAGCGAAACAGGATACCTACCGCCGTTGTCAATGCACCTACGATGCCGGTGCCGATGATGTAGATAAGTGAATCCTGGTTCATTTCGCCAACTCCGCTGCAAGTCGTTCAAGTGTCATGTAGCCGCTAATCTCGACGGTCTTATCGCCATCCGTAATGATGAAGTGAGGCACCCGCCTAACGTCATCAGGATTGCCATACGCGAAAGCATAACCGGCATCAGCAAACTTGCTTTGTTCGCATCGCTTCCATCGTTGGCAAGGCTCGCACCAATCCGCTGAGAAGATGACGATTTCACGTTTGATCGCCTTTGGTTTGTCGCTTGGGCTTGGGGTGGGGTCGATTGCGACATTAGGCTCCGCTAGCGTCTTTGCGGCTTGCTCAAGTTCGCTTATCAACTCACTCGAAGTCGGTGCGATGTCGCACTGCGTAGGATCGACTACAGGCGGACTCTGTGACCAAAGCAACAACGCAAAAAACAGTAGCACCATCATCAAACCTCCTTGCTTGCTCATCCTAGCGGCCTCGATGTTAGCCACGATACGCTTCGCGGCCCTGGTAGGCTCAAGTCACTAATGCCGACGATCGAAGTGTACTGATGCTTGCAGAGTGCATCGATAACCGCAGGGGAAATTTCAGTCCAAGAATCGTTATGGCTATTTAGGCGCCAAATGTAATTGCGTCCGCGACTATCCTTGCGTTTGCTATAGCCTAGCCACGCCGTAGCGTGACCGCCGCCACCGCGTAGGCTGATCGATTCCAAGACTCCACTGGATGCGTAAAAACTATCATTCCACGTAGTCCCTGTATGCACGGCACCCGAACCACTCGCAAGGTATTTATAGATGTCATCGTAACTCTCAAGCCAGGTATGCGACCTAATGCGATACGGCAAAGCCTCAAGCCGCATTTGATCGGTAACCATGCTTCGTGCATTCGATGGATATGGAGTGCGATACGGCAAGGCTGATTCGAGTAGATAGCCAATTTCTTTTGCAACCCTCAATCCACCGCTGATCGTTGATCCCGCATCGCGTCCTAGCAGACCGTCAATCCGCTGAGACTCTAGGTAGGCGAACAATTGCGAAAACTGACGCGATTCGCTAACCGATCCATGCCCGATGGCAAGCAAATATTCGCCGCAATTCGTCAGCGAAAAACCTTGGCAGCTACTCATGTTGCCTTGCTTGTCATGCCTCATTAATCGCCTGGGGTCTATCTCTTCCGGTGCGAAAAAGTCTTTTAGCGCAAATGGCATCGATACCGAATTGCTTTGCAGTTCGTCGCGTCGTTCTAACGCTGGGTCGTAGCCGGTAAAAAACTCACTCACTTAATCCGCCTCCCGATTGCGTCGATGCCTTGCATATGCTCCAGCCGCTCAAGTCGCTGTTGCTGCTCGATAGCCGACATGATGCCGCCAAGCAAAGCAACCGTTGCAAGCAATAACGCCAGCACCACGCCGCCAATTAAATGCTCGTTGCGTTGGGCTTGCTTTGCTTCAAGTTCAAGCAATTTGTTTTCGAGTTCCTTGCAGTCCATTATTTCGCCGCCTTTTCTTCAAGCATGATTTTCGCTAGTTGCTGCAATGCTTCCCGCTCTGCTATCTGCTTCCCACGGTAGACGCCAGCGAAGAAAAAAGCCCACGCCGCAACAACAAAAACAATCGCCCTAACTAGCCCTTCATTGACGAACAACCACTCCTCAATCCAATTCAGGATATTGTATACGAGTTTAGGCATTACCACGCTCCCGCTATGTCACGATTCAATTTCGCAATCTCAGACTCTTTACCCTCAAAGCTAGCCGGTAGTTTGAGTTCGTCGATGGCGCTGTAAACCTTATCCAAAGCTTCGCGTTGCTTCGCTCCGGCATTCGCCGCGATGAATTGCGTCCACTGCTCTTGGTTCGCAATTTCACGCTTTTCGATCTTCAATGCCGCCTCCAGAAATGCAGCACGGTAGGCCGCTCGAATATTCGGAAGCGTTGAGGCTACAACGCCCTTAATGTCCTTCGGCTTTGGATCAACGTTGCCAGGTTTTTGAAATGCAAAGTAGATTGCACCCGCTGCAATGATCCACGGTAGCCAGCTGCTGTCGCCCTTACTCATCGTCGCTCGCTTCCGCTTCGATCTCTGCCTCTGCGTAGAGTTGAGCCGCCGAAGGTGCATTGGAGTATTGGGCTTGCGGGATCGCGGATAGAAACCCGTTTTCCTTCGCCCAGAAATACAACCTGATTGCCATCTGAACCAGCATAATAACCGTCACTGGGTCGAGGCCGTAAGCGGTCTTAGCGTGCTGGCGATAGGCTCGCCGAAACGCTTGCCGATCTCCGCCCGTTTCGTTGTAGATCCTGATTGCGTCATCAGGACGCCACGCTGTTTCGCATCGTTTAAACAAACTCACTTTGCCACCTCATCAGGCTTTGGCAAAGGTCGGATCGAATCGCCCACAATCCACGCTCCAACAGCAAGCACAAGCTGTTGTATCTGCTCTTCGCTCAAAGGTACTTTGTCCTTTAGCACAATCACGGCAACGACCGCAGCCGCTGCCCAAAAACGTTTCGACTTTAACAGGTCTTGCATGTTACCCTCCCTTGGTTACTCGCATTGTAGCAAGTGCTAGGGGGATTGCAAACTTTGGCTAGATGATAGATCGCTTCCGCAAATCCTCAATCCAATACTCGCCATCAGCCGCCTTAGTCTCCGCCGCGTAAACCGCAACGGCTAACGCCGCCCAGTAGTGGCTACTGACTCCAAACAATGGCCCCGGTGCCTTCTTCGTGCCCACAGCGCCGAAGCGGTCAATCAACGCTTGGCGGATGTTGGCATCCTTTGCACGCATCGAGTTGCACAAGTGCATTTTCACCGACTTCCTCGGCACTAGCCTAACTTCGGTGCCAATGGTGCCCGCTAGCCATCCGATACCGGCCACTGTGCGAAATACTTCCTGACCCACCGCCATGCCGTAGGACTCGATCCACTCGCAGGCAACGGTTTTGACCTTGCAAACCATGTCGAGTTTTTCAAACTTCGTGAAGTGGATAAAACTGTCGAACGTCTCAAGTTCAACGACCCGATTCTCATCCGCATCCCACCAAACGAAAGCATGCTCCTTCGGGCCTGGGTCGATTCCTAAAATTATGTTTTTACTCACCGCTTACCTCCTCTGAAACTCCCTCGACCATGTCCGGATGGAAGTACCGATCCTTCATAGCACCAGAATGGACTACTAACTCGACCGCAAAAAACAGCCTTGCAATTGCATGTACTAAATGCATCTCGCTTTGGTCACCTATACGATGCTCCAAAATGTGGTTTACCGCATGGTTGAGGTGATCTCGAACGCTGATCTTTTTGTGGTTATCTTCGCCGTACTTCCTCGCACCAAAGCCAACGCATTCAGCGACTAGCCGCAACGCTATTGGATCAATGCAATCGTAACGAGCTCGGACGAACGCCTGTTTGCCTGTCGTCTGTGCGTTGTCAACTGTCAAGCATTCCTTGACGGCTGGGGCAGGTTCGGCTAGCACAAGTTCGTATTCGCTGAACCAACTTCCTTGACTGCAATCTTTTAACTCGACGCAATACGGCGAACGCATTCCCGCGTTTGTCGCTGTAACAACGCAAACCACGCCATCCATCGGACTCGCTGGCGATTTAACCCGCACCCGATCCCCGACCTTAAAATTTGTTTCGCTCATTTCTTTTCCCTCGCAAAAATAAAAAATAAAACGCCATCCCTACTTACTCGCCCTTGCACTCGGCAATAGCAACATCTGGGTCTTTATTTGGATAGTAAATGTGATCGATTTTTCCATCCGCCATCAGTTCAAAAAGCGTTGCTAAATTGCGAAGCACAACCGCCGCGTTTTTGCAAAATTGCGGCATCTCTTCCGCCGTAACTCGCTCATCAATGGAATCACAGGTTTCTTTTCGCGGCATGTAATTAACAACACGCCACCCCCGCTCGCCGTCTTCCCACATCTGCAAAGGGCAGTTGTATGCCCAATACAACCCGTTCCATTGCTCCGTTGGCACAACACTCCCTGCGGACTTGAAGGGCCCGATATGATCGTCGATTTTTATTTGTTCGCTCATTTCTTCTTTCCTCTCAAAACTGGATTATCCGGCCTGACGAACTTCGCCAGTTCCTGCCTCAACTCTTCGCTCCGATCCCTAAACCGCGTACGGTCTTTCGCCGTTTTCGCAAGTTGCGATTGCAGCGACTTGATTTCGCTCGTTTACTCTGCGAGCAATGCTTGTAGATGCTCGATTTCTCTTGCCATGTCTGTTAGGCTGATTGTCATTTAAAAGTCTCCGTGAAAAGTTTCCGCGTCTCGAAACGCATCGCTGAACCGCTTACCGTCAAACTTGAGGTTAAACCGCCCTACTTTGCCGTTTCGCTGCTTCTCAAGCAACACTGCGGCATCTTGAGCGTCACGGCTTTCGCGATGCAATAACATCACAATATCCGCGTCCTGTTCGATAGCACCTGAATCCCGCAGCATGTTGATACTAGGCTCTTCACCTTCCGCCGCTCGGCCCAACTGGCATAGCACCAACAACGCGATGTTAAGCTGTTTGCTAACCCTCGCAAGTTCGCCGCTGATCTGTGTCACCCGCTCGTAAATCTTCTGATGTGGACTGCTGCCGCGAATAAGTCCAAGGTAGTCAACGATAACCAGCCTCACGCCACGCTTGGCAACTTCTGCTCTTAACCGCGATTCGATGCGAGCCATCGAGATACCCGCCGCTTGCCACACGTAAAGCGGCAACTGCTTCGCTTCGCTGCAAGCCTTTAGCATTCGCAAGCAATCCGCGTCCGTGTACGAAGCATTTTGCATTTCGCTGATACGCATGTCGGCATTCTTGACGAACTGCCGCTGGCCGATCTGCTGATTGGACATTTCGAGCGATACGAATAGCGTCTGATCGTTGTTCGCCGCGGCGTTTTGAGCGATATCCATTGCAAGAGCCGACTTGCCGATTGACGGTCTAGCGGCAAGGATCGCGTATGATCCAAGCGGTATTCCGCCACTTAGGGCCATGTCAATCTCACGAAACCCAGTCCGCACTACCGCCGCCGTTCGCCTGTTAGCTCTTGCATCTTCGAGAGTCTGAAGATAGTCGCCCATCAAGTCACCGAGATGCTGAACATCCTCGCCGCCAATGCTCTTGGCTTTGAGTAATCGCTGTTGAGCATTGCTGACCACGCTATCCGGATCGAATGCCAACGATGAAGCCTCGGTCACAGCCCACTCCAAAGCCAACAACACCCGCCGCCGCTCTGCCCATTCTGCGACTTGCTCTGAGTGGTAAACGATGTGCCCTGGTACGGTTTTCGTTACGAGGTCAGCGAAGCCAACATCGCCGCCGATCTTGTCAAAGACTCCACGCTTGCGAAGTTCCGAGAGCATCACCGATTCGCGGTGAAACTCTACGCCATCCCTAGCCATCGCTTGGAATGCTTGCCAAGCGTCCGCCATCGGTTGATGAATGAAGTCGGAAGCGTCTAAGGAATCAGCGACCGCGTAGAAGTCTCCTGGTCTGAGGATGATGCCCGCAATCAACTGCTCTTCGATTGCTCGGCATGTCTCGAAGTGGCTTGGATGTAGTGGCATTATGCTGGCTCCCAGTTTTCGTCGATAACAGGCAGGGTGGATTTTTTAGGCTTGGGTGACGTGTAGCCACCTTGCCCTACGTTACTTGGTCGATACTCAGGCTTGATGCCTTGGTACTCGTTGCCAATTGCAAACTCAATTGCATATACCAAGTGAGATGGACTGTCATAACCTCTTAGGGACTTCGATACGTTCGCCCGGCTCTTGATCTTCTTGCCGATACTCGCCCTCATCGACTCGAAGTCGCTAAGGGCTTGTCTTACTTCTGGAGTATCAAAGCCGTCCGGTATGTCCCACTCACCTAGCGAAGTTGCTTTACCTGTCCCCTTAGGGGGTAGGGGGTTATTTGTATTTGGAAGTAGGACGTTGGAAGTAGGAAGTAGGGAGCATTGCGTTGGCATTGCGTTCGCATATGCGTTCGCATTGCGTTCGCATCCGTCATTTTCCGGCCGTAATTTCGGATTACCTTTGTTTTCCTTGCTCCATCGCTGTTCCGCTGACCTTTTCGCCTTCTCGATGATCTCTAGCTTTTTCGCTCGCTCGATCTCAAGTCGCTCGTTGTACAACTCTCCAGCACTGCCAACGCATAGCTTTCGCATAACCGACCGCATATGCGTTCGCAATGCGTTCGCATCGACTCCGGCAATCTTGCAAAGTGTCGGCTCGTCGTCGGGAATTGACCCATTCGACCATTGATAGCACAACAGGCGGATGTAGATGCCGACCGCTTCTGCTTCCATGTGGTAGGTGCCCGCGATGAAGTCATCAGCGAAGAAGTCGAACGATGGCGGTTTCTTGCGTGCCATGTTAGCACCTTGTAAAAAACCCCCGGCGGATACAAGGGCTGGCACCTATAGCCGAATGGCTAAGAATGTACCCGCCGGGGAATTGTGTTGTATTGAGTCAGGTGCCAGCCAGACTTCGCTAAATTGTACTTTTCGTCAATCGCTAGGCATATGCCTAGTCGAAAGAACGCCCCGCCCCTTTCGGGGCAGGACGTGGAGGTTGATACGGTAGTTAGGTGAGACACTGGCACTTACCGCGCACCAGCTCATTCGGCGGGATTCCAACGCCATGACGTTGGCGCCTTTACCCAGGCGAGCCAACCTGTTAGGGCTAGTCGAAGAGGGTAGGTTGTTGTTGCGTCACTTGCTGATTGCCTAGAGATGCAAGATTCTTGACCGCTTGCCGATAATAACTCGGCTTGAGTTCGCACCCAACACCGCGTCGGC